TAAAACCAGTTTTTAATCTTGTTTTTTATCATTTCGGTAGATAATACTACCAAAGTAACCCTTCTTTTCAAGGTCTGAAATCAACTGACTAACTGTAATTTTACTGATATTTAAACATTCTGCAAGGTAGTCATTGGATGCAAAACAGTAACCTTTAAGGTTGGAAAGACTTGACACCAATCCGATTAATAGTTTTTGTGTACTATTAATGTCCTTGCTCATTAAGTACCTGCAAGGTATAACTGCTGCCCAGTTATGATTTTCTTTCATAAAATAAAAAAGGGAAACCAGGTGTAGTATGTTTACCCGATTTCCCACAAATGCTTGTATCAATCAAGCAAACATCTGCATACTACCTCAAATGTTTGCCAGTACCCCTAAGATAATAAATTATTTGATATCTTCAACTTTTTTCTTAACTCGGACTGCATATGTTTTCCCATCAATCCTGCTGGTAACCTTGCGACCAACCTGCCGTAAATCGCTTATCTTATTGGGAGGATATCCCATAAAGTTGCAAACGCACTTACCTGACCGATATGTAACCGCTTTTTTTCTACGTTCTTCAATGTCCTCAATTGATAGGTCATAAACCAAATACTCAACTGCATTCTCTAAATGATATGTTATATCCTTCAAAACTTTGGTTTTATAAGTGAAATAATACTTGCTCCGATATAAAAACAGACTGCCAATGGTATTGATAGAAAGATGAAGTAAACCCATTCAAAGATTCTTTTCATATTATTTAATTAATTTGGTTAAGGGAATTAATACCATTTCTGACCTATTGTTATCTCCACCATTTTTGATTTTGCCTTCTTTATAGCATTCCCTTGCAATTGCTTTTAGTTCATTTATTTCAATAAAAATTATCCGTAAATTATTAAACAGAACAAATGCCCAATAGTCTGCTTCTGTTGTACTGATTCCTGATGGATAACCTTTGTATCTAAATTCTACTGCAATGTTACCTGTAAGATGTGCAAGTCTATCTGTTTTAACTTCTATTTTCTGACCTCCATTTAGAAGTGATAATACGACACCTTCTCCATCGTTTCCAAAGCGTAAATCTATATCAAAGTTTTTTTGTAGGTGTCCAACTAACATAGGTAAAAATTATGGTGAGGTCATTACAACCCCACCATTGTAATCAAATTAAAAAGGCAAGTCTTGGATATCCTCTTGCTTTTGAGGTCCACCAGTGGTCATAAATTTAGCATTACCAATGATTGTACCTTTCTGTCCTTTTTCCCTTTCTTCTTTAGTGATGGATTCCACTATAAAACCATTGTTTCCGTACTGGTCCACATCTTCCTTAAGGAAAAGCGTTGCGGACAAATATTGTCCTTTTTTACCCTTGTACAAGCGTTTAGCGTCAATTTTACTCACGTCAATGTTTAAACTGATTAATTTTTGCATATTTGTTTATTTTGAAAGTTGAATTTTGAAGGTTGAAGTTACTGACTTAATCGGTAGGTCTCCTTTATGGTATGTCTTTTCTTTGTCCTCTATCTCCTTTTGCTTTTCCTTTAAAGTGCTGATTTGCTCTTCAAGTTCGGACCAACCTGGGAGGTCTGAAAAGTCATACTTAATGGAATCCATTTGAGAAACGGATGCACCAAGTACCTCTGCCTTACCTTTTGGATGCTTCATAAGTTCTGCAAGAACATTCTCTGTAATTCGGGATTTTACCGATTTAATTAATTGTTCTAAACTATTGAACTTGATTGCCAGTTCTAAAGGGTCAAGCAATCCATCGTTGACTTGCTCTTGGATAGCATCTGCCATTAATTCAATGCCGAATTTAGTGGGGGCGATATCCCCCACTTTAATTTCATTAATTTTTAAGGAGTTCATTTTTTCTTGCTTTTAGTTGGTCCTTGATAAATTGATTCGTTTCAATCTTATGCTTATTGGCATCATAGACCTTTTTAAGTTCTACAATGTTACTTGCCTTCTTTATGGCAATTGCAAGTCTGCCAATAGTCAACTCTGCATCTTCCTCTATAACCTCAACGGATTCAACCTCCATTTCGGGTAGTGCTTCAACCATTGTCTGCAATGCCACTGTGGTTGCATTAGGGATTGATTCTGCCTCTGATTCATCAAGTACACCCAATCCTAACAAGTCAAGCGTTGCTCTCCTTTTTGCCTTTGTTTCGGCTTTCATTATAGCATTAGCATAGGCTTCACCTTTGAGACCTGCAATGTTTACTGCACCAATTGATTCCGTACACCTACCATCGGGAAGGGATGCCTTGCTTGTTACAATGTAAACCCCTGCTTCGGCATTGGTGTCTCTGCTGGTAATCAAGTGAGAAACCTTGTGCAACTTGTTAAGTTGTTGAGTTCCCGACCTTGTGCAATAAAGGACCTCTTTGCCGTTAAGTCTTAGAATGTCAAATGGTTTGGTGAATGGGTCTAATCCCATCCTTTCGCAATACCCATTATAATACCTCACTTTGTCTCCTGCCGACAATTTCGATAAGTCCCCCTGTAAGATTAACTGGTTCGCAATAGAGGTTTGCTGGTTTTGATTTTGATTCTGTTGTGTCATTGTTTTGTGATTTAATGTGATAAGGAAAAGGTCGTTCAATTTTAAATGGTGTGTTTTCTTTCATTGGTGAGATATGCGAAATGTAAATTTCCCAATCTTTTACACTTTTAAGTCCATAGAAATAATACCACTGCCTTCTTTGTCTTTCAATCCCTTCATAAGTCCGTTGCGGGAATGCGGTTGCTCGGACTTCACCCTTGACAGTTAAAGTCATCTCAATTCGTTCAGAAGGCATAATCTTCCTGCTTTAGTTTATCCTCTGCATATTTTTGGATGCACTTTTGTTCTACTAATTCATAGAGGTCTCTTTTGAATTCGGGTTTGAGGTTAAATACATACCACCCAGGAAAATTAATATACCTAACATTTATTTCCCATTCTCCATCTTTGGCAGTAACGAAAGCACCAGCGGTTGCAGGTAGGTCAACATTTGCGTTGAACCATTCTTTAGGCATTGTAACATTTGCGGTAACGTAGTTCATGTGATTTATTTTGTGTTAAAGTTAATTAATTTCTTCTAATATTTGAAATAATTTTTGCATTGTACTCAATCTAACTTTACCAGTTTTTTCAGCACGATTGACTGTGGCAAGTGAGATTCCACTAATTTCTGCAAGTTTTTCTTGGGTTACTTCCTTGCTTCTGCGTAATCTTCTTAGGTCTTTGTTTGTCATTGTTTTTGTTTTGATGATTAAATAAATTTGTATAAATCCGAATAGATATCTTTTTTGTTGCTCTTAATTTCTTTTTCGCATTGTCTGCACCTACTTGCTAACCTATCTTTTGAGGAAGCATTTTTGTTGAATTGGTCCAATGCTTTCTTTTCTTTACATTTAGTACATTGTTTCATTTTCTTGATTTTGAGGTAAAATAACAGACCTAACATATCCCATCAATCTGAACTGCTCAACAGTTTCTTTTAGATGCTGGACCGCTTCTCCGCTATAAATCATTGCATCAATAAGTTCACCGAGCAACTTGTGTCGTTCAAAGGTATTTAGGTCGCCCCATTTAGGCAGTGGCATTTCGGACATAGTGATTGTGTTTTAATTGTAATTGTGTAAAATGATTTGCAAAGTCTGCATTTAACCCAAATAGGTTGCAGGATTTTCTTGGTCTTCATTACCTACAAAATTGGTCTTGAATCTGACCTACGACCCAAAGCATTGCGATAATTGTTGCCCAAGTGATGATTGTTTTTGGTTTCATGTTTTTTGGTTTTGTGTGATTTAATGTGAGGTGTAGGATGCCTCGCCCCGTGGTTAATTACAATAGATTTATATAGTTTGACATATCAATACCGTTAACTGAACCATCAGGAAACACGGTAGCATAAATTTTACCAGTACCATCTTTTTTAGATAAGTTATATTCTATCTCATCATCAGAATAAAAACTGTATTTGAAATCTGTTCTGAATCCTAACTTAAAAAGGATTTGAAGGACTTTTTCTTGCTTTGTCATAACGTGTGTTTTAATTGTGATTTTACTTATTTTAAAATTAAAATTTAAAGCATTTTGCAACTGGCATATTTTCACCTGCAATATATTTTTGATAAAGATTTTCTGCAAGTACCCTGCTTCCTTTTGTTGATGATGGAAGATGATTCAATAATGGTGCAATAGTATTTATGAATCCCATTAGTTCCAATTTGCTCATTTTATTGATTGGTTTTTCAAAAGTCAATTCTTTTCTCATTTTTTGTGTTTTTGTGTGTGATTTGATAGAGCAAATATAACACCTTTTTTCAAACAAACAAATATTTTTTTATTTTTTTTAAAATATTTTTTGTCGTTTACCCATAAAAAAGACCCCCGATATGGAAATATCAGGGGCAAATCACATTACTAAACACATTAAGTCACAATCAAATGTCATTATTAAATAGCATTTTGTGCATATTTTTCACGGAATATTCAAGCATTTCCAAGCACATTTGCTTGATTTCCTGCATCTTTTCTACCTCTTCACGGGTCATTGGATTGGAAGTTTCCAGCATAGTTAGGACCTCAACGGATGAAGATATGTACTCGGGATAGGTGTATCCTATCTCTTCCTCAATTTCTTCAACCTCTTCTTCGCCTAAAATGAGGTCCTCTTCCATAATTAAAGGACTTTACCTTTGAAGATTCTTTTGTTCCTTACCTCAAAATTCTGACCATCAATGTCTATAATTCCAAAACCCCAATTCCATTTGTTGATGGGGAGGTATGCTGGGTGTAATTCCGAAAGGCAACCAAGCGACCAAGTAGTTGTTATTTCGCCATTCATATTGCTTTCCGTATGTTCACTGGTCTGATGGTTATGTCCTTGCATTGCGGAAACCTTACCTCTTAAAAACAATCCCCTTGCTATGTTTACAGGACTGAATACTGAACCTCCGAACTCGTGTCCGTGTATGATGTTCAAATCACCAGCTTTCATTATTCGCTTGTCCTTTATAATCTGAATCCCCTCTGCCCTTGCTTTGATGATATTCTCCAATTCAAACTCCTCAACACCAACTATCTCATGTGCCTTCATCCAAAGAAAATGGAAATACCTTTCCTCGTGATTTCCGACCTTGAAATAAATTTTGGCATTAAAGGTCTTTTTAAGGATGTCCATAAACTCCTTAAAGGTCTTTAGTTCATGTGCAAATGACCTGGCTTTTGGGTCTTTAGCAAATCTGCTCAATCCAAAGAAATCAAGTGTATCTCCATTCAAAAGAATGGCATCAGGTTTCTCGCCTTTGGCATAATCAAAAACACACGTTAAAGCGGAAACAGAATGGTAAGGAATGTGGATGTCAGATAGCACCAATAACCTCTTGGCATCAATGACATAAGGTTCATAAACCGCCTCATCTGATTCGGGTAGGTTGTAAGGGTTTCTTGGTCTGTCGGGGATTGGTTTTCTCACTTTTGTACGATTATTGGATTTGCCTTCAATCTGCCGAAGCACTAACCTTGCTGCTTCAACATCTTTAAATATTAAATGATTGTCCTTGTAAACAATCCTTGCCAATTTTAGGTTAGGCATATCCCAACCGTATTTCTCACGATACTCTGTGCAAAGTTGTGCTTTTGTCATTTGAAATAAAGATTTGCTTCCGCTTCTCTTCTGCGTGTAAGTCCTGCAAGAACTTTTCCACCTGCCTTGTTCCACTTTAGGAACTCTGCCTTTATTGTTGGGTCATTATGGTTTGCATTAACCTTTTTGAGTAATGTTGACTTTTGCAAGTTGACAATCCCGCAATTATATGCAAATGATACCAATGCTCCGAATTGGTTAGGAGTTATATGCGATGGAACTAATTTTGCCACCTTACTTGCAAAGTCATCCGCAATCAGTTCAAACAATTGGTCTGCCTTTTCTTTTGATATTGCATGACCTGGGAGTACAGGTTTCCCATCTTCGTAGAAGGTATTGCCGAATCCAATTGTCCACTTCATTGCAGAGCATTGATACGCTTTTAATTTACAACCTTCAAAGGATTTAATAAGGTCTGCACCTTCTTTGTTTAGTTTCATATTTTAGATTTTATGTACAACGCACCTGCAATCATTGCAATGATAGCAAACAACCAAATCTGCCTTCTTTTTGCTTTTCCTTTCCATTCATCCATCTCAACGCTTAAACGTGCTGAATCGGTCTGTAACAACCTTACACGGGCATTGTCTACAATGAATGACTTAATGGTATCGTGAATGGTTAAAGTCTTTGTTATAGTGTTTGTTTTCCACTTGGTAACGTAAACAAATTCGTTTACTTTTTGGGTATCAATTTTAATGTCTACATTTAACAATGTATCTATCTCAATCAAAGTGTCTGACTTTGTTATGAATGTTGTATCATTTGCACACCAACCACTCCTAACCACTACCTCTGCCACTTGTTTTAATTTTTCCGTATCTCGTAAAACCTGCTTAACTGGGTTGCACGAAACAAGCAATAAAAGTAAAAGACTAATCTTTGTTTTCATCTTTCTTGAATATCTTTTCTGCACTCGTTAAACCAAGGCAACCAAAGGCAAGAGCGGAAACAGAGTAAACCAATGCCTCACTTGGTTCAGTCTCATAGAATGAATTGTGGTACATTGTCACGCAAAGGATGGCAACGCAAAGGAATCCGCATAAACGCTTCATAGATAACCTGCCGTTTTCTTCACAAAAGAATTGCTTCATTTGTCAGTCTTTTTAGTTCCGAAATAATATGAGAATATCATAAGAATTAAGGTCTTGATAAGGTCAAAAAGTTGATTGTCTTGCTCATCACTTAGTAGTGCAATTTTAAACGCTATTACCTTATCAACCACATAAACACCAACCAACGCAGTAAACACAAGGAGGATGAACCTAACAAGTATTTCTTGTGTATCATCGGCAAACATCTTGTTCACCAGGTACATTGCCCCTATTATGACAAGCATTGACATAACAACTGCTGATATCATTATAGCGGTGATGGGAGAACTAAACATTTACCCTTTTATTTCCTTGTACATCCTGTACACGTTATAAACTATCGTTGAGATTCCTGCTAAAATAGCAACAACCACACCGACCTCGGAAAGGGCAATATCTGCCCAAACCTTAATCAGTATGGTTGCTACACACATTCCAATAGACTTGCTATCCATTTTCTGCTTTCTCTTTTTGAAGTTCTTCTGCAATCTTTTGGTTAACCTCTTGCAATTGCTTTTGCAAGTATTCCAAATTACTTAAAATGTCGTAAGCCGCTGCTTTGAGTTCAATAAGTGTCATAGTATTTATTTTATACAAATTTATTAATTATTTGTCATCCAAGGAAGCGGAAGGCTTACTTCTTTTGGGTTCTTTTGGTTCTCAATTTGGGCATCAAGTGATGCGTCAATTACAGAAACATCCATAGAATCTTCCAACCAGCCCTCTACAATTGCCTGTGTCAGGTCAGCGTAAGGGGTGAAGTTGTCGGGTGATGGGGAAGGGATGCTCTGTGCACCATAAGTCTCTGCGAACCAAGTCTTGTCACCATCAATCTGCTCTGCTTGTCTCCTCCAATGTACGGTGAACACCACATCAGTAAGGTTGTCGGGAGTTGTTGGGTATTCGTTCATTTGCGAGATAATCCATTTGTACGTTGTCATATTTATTGTTTTAAACTATTTTAAGAAATCCTGAAGCATCTTTATAAATATCTCCACTTGATAATCCTGTTGCAGAACTTGGAACGTTTGCTATGTTTATAACACCTCCAGACTTAATTGTAATTCTTGGTGTTGCATTTGTTGATAGCAATAAATCACGAGAACCAATTGTTGCTATCTCTGAATTTGTTGTATCTGAATAAATGCCTAAAGTTCTTGAACCATTAACACCCATATCAAAATAAACACCATTCCCAGTCGCACTATTTAGTTCAATAGCAGATTGACCTCCAGATGATATGCCATATATTGTACCACTATAACCCCTTCCAAAAACATCAGGAGCAGTCGTTCCAAGTCCAAGCGACCCCCCACTTGTGATGCGCATTCTCTCATTTGCACCATTCGTTGCAAAAAGTATATCACTTGCTGCACGAATACCAAGTTGTGAAACTGTTCCTCCTGATATTGAACTTCCTGAACCAATTAATCCTGTATCTCCATCATATCTAAAAAATGTTGCTGATGGAACCCTTATAGAACCAGCAGAATTAATTCTATCACCCGTATCAGTCGTAGTTCCCACAAGGAGATTCCCCCCACTTGTGATGCGGAGGCGTTCGGATGAACCACCTGTTCTAAATATCAAATTATTATCACTAACCAAATCAACCGAACCATCAGTAGAAAATACATTTATACCAAAGTATGATATTGATGAAACACCTGATGCGTTTGTTCCTCTTAAAATTAAATTTGACCTATAACTATTTCCTGTTGCAGTTCCAATATCGATAGCATCTGTTCCTAAATTAACTTTTACATCACTTGAGAATGTTGCTGCTCCTGTGGATGACATTGAAAATACATTAGAACCTCCACCATTTACTCTAAAATTAATCCCTTGTCCTGTTGCTGCATTTAAGTAAATACCATCAGTTGCATCAGTTGTAGCAAAGATTCTATTATAACTATTTGAATTTACACCAAATGCAAATGTTCTATATGCACCACCAAATGTTTGGTCTGTTCCTATTACAGTACCGTTTATATTTGAATTTCCATTAACCTGAAGTTTCCATCCGCCATCCGTTGTGGTTCCTATTAATAAGTTACCACTCGCACTCAGCGTCATCGCTTGGGTGAAGGAGATTGCGTTACCTGCGGTGCCAGAGGGGGCATTAAACCATTTATGTTCTCCAGATGCTTGTAAATAATATGATGCTGCACCTGTTGTAGCATATTTATCACCACTATTGTAGTATGAATTATTTAGAAGTGCAGTTTGATTTCCAACCCCCCATAAAGAGACTGCCGCACTATCTACTTGAATTGCTTTACCAGCACCCCATGCACTCGGCACTACTCCGAGACCGAGGTTGCCAGTAGAGGTAACTGTTAGAACTTCATTACCATTTGCTGCAAAACCTATTCTTGTTGATGAACCTTTGTAAATACCATAACCAGCAACATCACCATCTCTTAACAAATATGCACTTGTATTAGTGCTTTGAATTACTCCAGCAACAGATAGCGGATGTGAGGGCGATGTCGTGCCGATGCCTACCAGTCCTCCATTCTTTACAGTTATTGCTGGAGTTCCATTTGGAGCAATATGAATATCATAACCACCGCCAGTACCAACCATTAATGTATTTTGATTGTTACCTCCAGATGTTGAACCACCAACTCTTAAAAATCCTAAATTATTATTTGCATCATTACCAACACGAACATCTGCTCCTTGTGCAGCATTTGTATTATAAACTCTTATTCCATCCCATTGTGAAGTAGAAATTACATCAAGTTTTAACACAGGCGATGTCGTGCCGATGCCTAATCCTGTGGAGGTTAGACGCATTTGTTCGCTACCATCAGCATAGAACTTTGTAATATATCCTGCACCTCCACCACCTAACCAAATCTCATTAGTATTTTGTACGGATAAAATTGCTTGATTTGCTACATCTCTTATTGCTGCACCTGACAACTGCAAAGTTATATCTCCAAGCACCGCTAACTTAGATGCAGGTACGCTTGTTCCAACACCCAAATTCGTTCCATCATCATAAACCAAACTATTCCCCAACGCACTACCACTTGTCCACTTAGGCAAGTAGTTGGTTGTGCCTGTACCTGTTACAGGGTTGGTGAGTGCGTTCTGCTTATTATTGAACGTTGTCCAGTCGGTGCTACTCAATGCCCCCGTAGTGCTACCACTTGAAAGTGCAAGAGACAACGCTTGTCCGCTTAAACTTAATCCGTTTGCCGTTCCTATTGTTACCGCATCGTGAGTAGGTATTGTCCAAGTTCTGTCTGCTGATAAATCATAAGCAGTACCATTTATGGTTAAAGTCCTTGTAGTTGGAACACCGCCTAAACCAGTAAGGGTGTAAGTTGGGATGTTTAAGGTGTTAGATATAAAAGTACTCGCACCACTTGAACCTGTTGTGGTCAAAGTGATAGTACCTTGTTTATTGTTAAATGTATTCCAATCAGTTGAACTCAAATATCCGTTTTGACTTCCGCTTGATTGAGCAATCGTAAAAGCACCTGTTAGGTTATTATAAGATAAAGGAGATGATGCACTTAATGCAGTTAAAGCAATGTAAGCGTTTGGATTGGATGCGAGATAATAAGTGCTACTATCAACCGAACCATCTGCTTTTAAGAATTGTGATGAAGTACCGCCACTTTTAATAATTGAAGCACCTGTAATATTCCCAACTACACTCAAATTCGCTGAGGCATCAAGCACCATGTTAATAGTGCCACCATTTGTTTCAAAATCAATCCCACCGCCTACAACATAGTTTGCAAGTACAACCTTATCGGTATGTCCAAAGTATAAACCAGTATTTCCAGTTCCACCACTAAGAACAAAGTTTGTTGATGTTACTTCATCAGAAAAAGTCTTTGCTCCTGCAATTGTCTGCGTTCCTGTTGTTACAAGACCTCTTGCCGTTGCACTTGCATCAGGTATGTTTAAAGTAATCGTACCCGATGAAGTTATAGTACCATTGCTAACATTTACATCCGTTCCCGTTGTTCCTGTTGCTAATGTTAATGATGTTACCGTTCCAACAGACCAAGACCTATCTGCACTCAAATCATAGGCTGTGCCATTTATTGTAAGTTGCCTTGTAGTTAAAACATAACTTCCAGCAGCTTGACCGCCGATATCAGATAATAGTTGTGTTCCTGTCCTATATTTTACAATACCACCATCACTGACTAAGAACTTATCTGTATCGCTACTTGCGTTAGAAATTGTACTTATTGTAACTCCAGAAGAAGAAATATTTAATTGCTCTGCATTAGCAATCATCAATTTATAGAAACCTGCACTAGGAACAATATTAAATCTAAATTCATTAGATGAAGGTACTATATTTAGATAAGAAAAAGTACCAACATTAGAATCAAAATATAAAGTTCCAATTCCATCTGAAGTTCTCCCTTTAATATTTATTTCATTCTTTGCTTGTATATTACCATTAACATCTAATTTAAATCCTGATTCTGGTGTAGTGGTATTAATTCCAATAGCAGTTCCGTTATCAAATATTTGACTATTCCCTATTGCACTTGAATCTGTAAACTTAGATAAATAGTTAATTGTTCCAGTTCCAGTAACAGGATTCGTTAAAGCATTCTGCTTTGAATTAAATGTACTCCAATCCGAACTGCTTAATGCACCCCTATTGGTTGCACTTGCCGTTGGAAGGTTAAATGTATGCGTTGATGATGCTGAACTAATCGCAAAATCAGTTCCACTTGTACCTGTTGCAAAAGTTTGTGATGTCGGATTAAGTCCATTCAATGAGGTTATACCTACATCACTTGAAGGTGTCCATATAGTTCCGTTATACTTTAAGACCTGACCATTGGTTGCACCACTTGTATTGACATCGTGCAATTCCCCTAATTCAAAACCATTCGTGGTCTTGACATATATTTTACCATTGTTGGCATGAGCATACTCAACGTACCCAATGATAACAAGGTGTTGAGGTGCTACTGGTTTAACATTAGTAATCTTACCTGCCGTTGTTGGTGAAAGATAAAGCACATCACCATCAACCCAAGTCTCACCTTGAACTGAACCAGTTGTGTTGATACCTTCCAACTGCCCAACAGTTATGATAAAACCCTCTTGATTCGGTGCGATTGTTTCCGTAACCAAACCAATAGTATCTGCACTGTTATTGTCATTATTACCTTGTGCAAGTTCAATTGCTAACCTTTGACCTTGTGCTCCACTAATCCTTACCGCTTGATATTCCGCTTTGGTTAAAGTTGTGTTAGGCGATACTTTATTAACCACCCTTGCAACCAAATCAACACCATTCTTTAAAACAACGTTACCACCCTTTAAGGTAGTTTCACTGCTTCCGATTGTATTGTTCCATCTTGTTGTACCTACCGCAGCAGTTCCCGTTGGTGATACATCAAGCGTTAATTGTCCTGCTTTAAGTTCATACTCCCCTAAATCAACATTTTGCAATGCTCCCGTATAAGGAACATAACCACTCGCCTCATCTGAATATATCGTAAAATTCGGGTAAGTACCAGTAATAACAGTTCCACCTGTTCCACTCAAAGAAACTACTTGGTCAGGTGCAGTGTTTGTTATTGTCAAAGTTCCTGCTCCCGTAATCGGTCCACCCGTTACGCTTATTCCCGTGCTTCCACTTGCATTGACTGAATATACTGTTCCTGCTCCTGCATCTACCCAAACAGTGTCGTAATTAGTTGAAGATGCCTTGCTTAATACTTGACCTGTTGTTCCACCTGCTGCAACTCCAGCACCAGCAGGACCTTGTGGTCCAGTTCCACCCGATGCCTCTACCTCTATGATTTGGTCGGTAACTGAAACCAATACGGGTTGGTCAATAACATTCACATTTACCTCATCACCTACTGCCGTTACAACGACAGTTTGGTCAATAGCATTGACATCAATTCCCATCTTTTAAGGTTTAGTTACATCATCATAAACAATAAAATCACCTGTCAAGTATGTCTTGACAACTCCACCACTGAATGCCACATTCATATCCCACACATAGTTTCCCTTTGCAATATCAATCAACTTGCTAACTGTAACTTGGTTATTCCCTACACCGCCAATCGTTATCCCACTGCCATTAGTCAAAGTCAAAGCAAGAGTACCTCCGCATCCTTTACGGATTTGAATAGTTATTGTGCTACCCGATAGATTCACGGGTGATGAATTGGATGTTATAGTGAATGCCTGACTCCAAGTGTCATTCCTCCACATTTGTATATCTAAAGTTCCTGGTCTGAAATCTGATGCCATTTTCTTTTTCTTTAAATAGATTTATGATGGATAAGTGTAGTCCGTTGGAACTTCACACCTATTCTGCAAGTATGGTAAATCAAGAGCAATAGTCGCACTAACCCCTGCCAAATATTCGGGAGTATCTTCCGTAAAAAAATCAAGCGTTACCGAATCTTGAAGCACAAAATCAAAATCGTTGTAGTGTAATTGAGCAATTATGTCCTGTGCAGTGAGTAATTGGTCAGACAAGACCTCTTGCTCATTTGATTGCTCAGGTAGTACCCTATCGCAAAAAAACAATGTGAAATTGATTGTTGAACTCTTGCCATTGATGGATGCACCCGTTAGGTCAAAGAATAAAGCAGGGTAGACATTATCCGTACCCTTACTCAAAAAATCAAAAGCGTTTCCGTAAAACGTTGTCTTGATTTGTTGATGGGCATTTCCCAAGTCCTCTATTATTTCTATCAGATTGTTTAGAGTCATCCTTTTTTATTTTTTCAAGATAGACACGAAGTTTCTCTTGGTTCTTTTTAGTGTATGTCTTATTCGCCACAACAACGATTTACGTTTCCTTGATATTTTTCTTCAAAAGTTTTATATCTATCGCAATCGTAATCCCCTAACCAAATGGTAGTCGTGTAAGCATCATTGTCGGGAACAATGGTATCTACACCCGTTCCTGGGTTAATGTATTCGGGATATTTAGCACTTGCTTGGGATTCTTGCTTCAAGTATTTAATCAACCTTTGCTTGTAAAACTCTGCCCTTGCCGAATACCTATTCGCTACATCTGCCAAGTCTGATGCACTTGGTTCAGTCTGATTATCCCCTGTTTTCCTTACTACCCCTTTGTTATAGAACTGGTATGATAACGCCATTGGCAGTTCACTCATAACGTAGTAAACAAGGCAAGGTGTTATGTAAGTATTAAGCAAAGTTTCTTCATCACAATTCAAATCTCCGCACTCAATCCCATCTTGCAACCTTTCATAAAGTGCCGTTCCCAATGCAGGTAGGATATAAGCATCCTGTGCATAAAGGATATCGGGGAAGACCAATTTAGGGTCTACGTTAACGTGCAAACCTGTTCTGTCCTTTATCGTATCAACTGAAATAAAAAGTATATTTCTGCTCATTATTTTTTCTTTTTAACTACTACATTCCTTCTCCATTCGTGTCTGCAACTTGGTGAATCTCCCCACCAACCACCGCCTCGGTCAAATACGGAGTAACCAAGTCTTGCACTTAGCATCTCAATTCCGCTTCTACTCCAAAGTCTGTCCTCACTAATCAATTTCCTGCAAAAAGTCCTTGAAGGGTGTGCAGCAGTATCTCTTTGTGAACTTGGTACAATCGGTTTCCACTCATAGGAATATTTAACCTCAAAGGTTGTAACATCCATATCATCAACCAACTTGCTTAATGGTTTAGTCAACTTCCTTTCTTCAATCTTTGGGTCATAACTTACCGCACCCGATTCAACCAAATAAGACAAGCGACCTTGCACCACATCCCTACTTTTGCCCACCGCCTTCGCAATGTCATCAATGCTTATTTTTCTGTCTTTATCAATCAAGGCAAGGATTTGCTTGTCCAATGCTTTGTCTATCAATACATCCTCTGCAAACGCATCCTTTGCACTAAAAACTGCTTTAGAATGGATTATATTATAATCTCCTTTCGGTTCGCCAACCTCCCTAAAAAGTCCTATAACGGTATCTTCATCAAGTACTGAAAAACTAAAGTCCTCAGTCATTGGGTCATCATCTATGCCAAGCATAGCATTTACCTCATTGTCGGTCATTCCAAGACCCGATTTGAGCATAGTGGTAGCAATTTCTTTGGATATCTTACCCTGTGAAAACTGCCTAATAACTCGCATCAAATGCTGATACTGTCTACCGCTAAGATTCTTCAAGTTATCGTTTACCTCAACTTGTTGTTGATTTAAACTTGGTTGAGTTGCTTCGGTTGGTGCATATTTTGCAACATCAATTCCTGCCTTCTCCAACAACCACTCTTTCGGTGCAATCTGCAACAATGCTGCCTCACTTAACTCAAATCCAATAGGTTCTACTGGTATGATGCTAATTTCAGAAGTCGCACCTTTGAGGACCGCTAATTCATTAAATATTGATTCAAGGAACTGTTGTTTATCATTTACATAGGTGTTCTTAAATATTTCATAAGAATCCCTCATCTGTGTTCTGCTTCCCAACTGCCCAGGTTCAGCAATACCAAAAAGACTTGGTGAGGTAATTTGATGACCTGCAAACAAATTGTTTTGTATAATCAAATCAACCCTTGTAAAGTCCTCTTTAGTGATATCACTTGCTCCGAGGTCCTCAATGATTGGTTTCCGTGCTGGGTCAGTGGTAAATGACAAGATGAATTTCTTACCATCGCTACCGCTAAACCTATCCGTGAACCTCCTTTCAATGTTACGCTTCTCATCGGGAGAAGGTTCACCATTTGGAAGGGTAATAAGTTTGGATGCACTGAATCCCGTTTGAGCATTCCCCAAAACGTGTCGTGAGACTTCAATATCAGATTCGATATAGTTCAACGCACCCATATATCCAGGCAAGGCATAAGTGTCCAAACCTGGTCTATATTCTTTTATGTAAAGTATTTGCTTCCCTTGTCTGACCTTCGTGTTGAATGCCATCATAGGGATTAACTCATCCTTTCTTTCGTTCCAATCTTTCTTGTACCAAAACTGCGTATTGTCAGCATTGGAC